ACAATTACAGTGACGGAGAGCAACAGAAGGTTGCGGCGGCGGAGTTGGCACGACATATCCATGGGAATAAAGCTGTGCTGGATGAGATTACTGAAAAGGATTTAACGGATTGGCGTGGAGGAAATGTGTTGACGAAGGACAATACCATTCCCTATGAACCAACCGGACAGTATAACCCGGCTACGGTAGGCTATGTTAATCAAAAGGTAGTAGATATTGGTGCGGCGGATATGACTAAGGCGGTATATGATCCAAATGGGAAAGCTCGTGACATTTTTAAATACGCAGACGACACAAGAATTATGCTTGATGAATCAACAGGCAAAAAATATATTCTTGGTGTAAATGAAACGGGCCTATATTACAGGGAGGTGAACTGATGTCAGATGAAATTTATATTGCAAAGCAGGAAACGCTTTTGGAGACGAAAACAAAGGTTGAGGCTGTGCAGTCCATGGCTAATGAAATTTTGCAGAAACCCAACAGTGGTGGAGGGCAGATTATATTTCCATCCCTTACTATGTTTGATTTTACTGATATTGGCATGTCTATTTCAAGCCCTAGTTCTATTGATGCTTATTTTTATGTAACTTCGGCTACTACTTTTTCTGGTGTTGATGAATTTCATCACTTTGAACTTGATATAACGAACTCCTCTAGACACTGGATTTATTATTTTGATGGTAGACCTAGAGAAGATGTTTCAAGTTACCTACCAAGACATTTTTATCAGTCTGCTTATGCTTGTTGTGGTACTCCTAATAGTAAAAGTTTCCACTTTCTTGGTGGTACATTTGAATCAACTAGGCATGACAGATATGATGTTAAAACCAGAACATGGACGCAAGAAGCCAATTCACCATATTCCATGACAAATGGAATAGCTTGTGGTGAAGCGTATGATATAAACCTTAAAGAAATAAATACTGGAAATTACTTTTATTTTATAACACCCACCATTCCTGTGACTTCACGCTTAGTCAAATTTGATGATACAACTAAAACCTATACAACAATGATTAATGGTATTTCTTCTAAACTAAGACCCACAATGAGTGCAAAATGCATGATTTGGGAATATGTAAGTGCAAGCAACCAGCGAATTCTTGTTTGTGGGGGGAATAATGGAGGTGGAGTTGTTTACACAGATTTTACGATTTGCGACCCAAGTAACAACACCGACGCTACATTTGTCAACAATCCATATGGTACTTCTGTAACTTCTCTCTGCTCTTCTTGTGGCTGTTTGTTTAAAGAAGCGGCCAATGGAGGTTCGTTATATTATTTTACTGGCTCTTCATTGACAGGTTTTCCTAAAAGGGATAATAACTTGACTACTGTATATTATTATTGCTTTTTTATAAAAAATAATACAATTCATACACTTAGGGCTGGTTCAACTTTTACAATTCCTCTTTACAGGTATGACGTATATTTACCAAAGGGAACAAAAATATCTTCTGCAGGTAACATTTTAAACAAACCTACCATGAATACTGTGGGTAATACAATTCCATACTTTCCCAAATTAAGAATTGACGGTGATTTTTTTGTTGTTGATAAATCTGGTGTTTATTCTTATTGTACTTTAAACAAAGTTAATTTTAATTCTGGTATTATTCCACAAAGTGAAGGTGTTGATATTCAAGAAGGTTTTTATATTGAGATTGGAAGTGGCGAATGATGATTAAATACACTGAATATAAGCTCGATGATTTGACTCTTGGTTACGAAATTTATGAGAATGGATACGGAATCTATTTTGGTGATACTTTAACCATTACGCAAACTACCGAGAATCTGCCACATCCAAGCCTATCTTTTGAAGTGAATGCCATTCTTCAGATCAAAAATTTATGCGGTATCCTATATGACTTGGAAGAAGAAATCAAAAAAAGATTCCCTCTTTCGGATGCTGAGCAAACACAGTTAGATTTAGCACTAAAAGTTGAATATTTAATCTGCTTAGCAGAATTAGACATGTAAAGGAGAGATATAGATGTTATACAAAAATTTAATGAAAATGATTACAAGAGGTACATATGACAAAGAGGATTTGGTAAGCAAAATGGATATTTATTTGCTGAATAACCGTATTACTGAATCGGAATACACAGAATTGACAGCCTTAATGGACAAATGATGGGGGTGCAAAAATGTCACGATTGATGGAACAGGCAAATATAATCGGAGGTGCGTGTATCATGGTTCTAGCCGGGATTTTCGGTCAGTATTGGTTTTTATTCCTTGGGTTTTTAGCCTTAAATATTGCTGACTGGCTGAGCGGATGGCAGGTGGCCGTGATGAACCATGAAAGCAGCAGCTCCAAGGGTGCCAAGGGTGTTTTGAAAAAAGTTTGGTATTGGGTGATTATCGGGATTGCGTTTTTTATTGGATTTTCCTTTGAGGAAATGGGTAGAAAGCTCAATCTTCCATTGGGATTTATGCCTTTGGTAGGCTGGTTTGTCCTTGCAAATTACTTAGTAAATGAGATCCGCAGCATTGTTGAAAATCTTGTTTTAATGGGGATTGATATTCCCGAATTCTTCATCAAGGGTCTGGATGTATCTGCCAGATTAATTGAGAGAGGCGCAAACGGAGAATTACCGAAGGAGGTAGGGAAGAATGAAAACCATTAAGATTGCCATTGATGATGGGCATAGAAATAATACGGCGGGGAAGCGAACCCCCGCCTTTCCCGATGGGAGCATCATGAAGGAAAATGAATTTAATGCTGCTGTGGCACAGGTTTTAAAAGAGGAATTGTTGCGGTGCGGGTTTCAGGTGCTTATGGTTGCACCGGAAGCCGAGGACGTTCCCTTACAAACCAGAGTGAAGCGTGCCAATGATGGCCAAGCGGATTGTTATATCAGTATTCACGCCAATGCATACGGCAGTGACTGGAATGAAGCCAACGGCTTAGAAACATGGATTTACGATAAGGTGGAAAAGGGCAGTGAAACATGGAATTTGGCGGAAAGCATACATAAAAGCTTAGTAGAAGCAACAGGACTAAAAAACCGTGGCATCAAGGCCAGTGGTGAACTTTATGTTTTAAATGCTACAAAAATGCATTCGGTTCTTGTGGAATGTGGGTTTATGACAAATAGAAATGAGGCGGAGTTATTGAAAGCTACAGCATACCGCCGCAGTTGTGCTGTAGCAATTACTAAGGGTATTTGTGCATTTTACGGAAAGGAGTATATTGCTATGAATGAAGAAAAAAGTGTATATCAAACGTTGGAGGATGTTCCTTCCTGGGGGCGTGAAGTGATTGGTAAGATGATTGATGCGGGATGTTTTGCCGATCCAACAAAGCTAGATTTGGATTACAAAATGGTGCGTACTTTTGTGATTTGGGAGAGATATGAAAGGAGCAAAAAGGCATGAAATCCATTTTAATATGCATGGAAAGGAGGCTTTGAAATGGCATTAAGCAAATTTATAAAAAGTGTTGTTTCAGCCGCATCCAGTGCGGCGAAAAAATACACCTCTGGCAGTGGTTCAAGTGCTTCTTCCGGTTCTTCCGGGGGAAGTAGGAATTCTTCAAGCGGCTACTTCGACCAAAACAAAGATTATGCATCAGCCATAAACAGTACTACAGATGCGGCACAGAAGGCACAGCTTGTGGCGGAGCGGCAAAACAAACTGGATTGGATGAATGCAACGGGGCAGAACACAAATGGATACAGCAACAGCATCTACAGCGGCCAGACGACGTCCTCTTTTGGAAATCCTAACACTGCAGGGAGTGGCTCAGGTATGGATATGGATAAAATCAAGAGGGATGCCCTAAACAGCAGTATGCAAAGCAGCCTTAAGGCTATGGAACAAAATAGTCAGTTATATGCTACGGCTAATCCCCAGGAACAGGCCAGACTGATTGCAGAAAATCAAGGATATTCTGACCAGCTGAAAAAGTTGGGGGTAATCCCATTTCAAAAGGACGGAAGATATTATTATAATCGGCCGGATGACCAAACAAGTGAAACGGAAGGGAATTATTCGGGGGACAGTTCCTTAAGCCTTCCTGATTTGGCATTATTGAGGCAATATCAAAATGTTTATAATGATGCAAAGGCCAAGAAAGACAACACAGGGATGGAAGCGGCGCATCAGATGGCGGAGAAATTACGAGACAATTACCGTTATTACCCCACAAAGAACAGCAATGGCTACGGCTTAGGGCAAAACGACATTGGCTTTATTCGGGATATGACTGCTAGGGTGGACGACTTGGGAAACAGATATGTGGACCAGTACAACAGGAATTCTGTTACAACCAATGCATATGATTCCAACGGTAATTTAAGCTATACTCACACCGGTGGAGATATAAACGCACACAAGGCACGGGTGGCGGCACAGATTGCCAACACAAACAGCAATTTAGCTGCCCAGGGAAAAGATAATAATACTTTTGCTGTCAGGCTTTCTGATCCAAAGGATTTGAGGTTAAGTAATGATGCTTTGCGTTCTCAATATGGTATGAGCGGTGGACTGATGAACTACAGTGGAGATTATTACAGACCCCAGACAGAACAAATGGGTTATTCAGACCAGAGAATCAGTAGTGAGCTGGGAGGATATGAAAGTATTGCAAATTATTTGGAGCAGGCCAGAAATGCCAGATTAGAGCAGTCTCTTGCACAGCTGGAACAAGAAAAAAGCCAGAGCAACCTAAACTTTGACGAGATTGCAAGGCAGGCTTATATTGCCAATCGGCAAAGCCAGATGAATCTACCCCAACAATTGGCCGCCATGGGTATTAGCGGCGGTGCCAGTGAAACGGCACAGTTGGGGCTTACCACTACATATCAAAACAACTTGAACAGTAACGAACAGGCAAGACAACAAATGGTGCAGCAGATGACAAACAGCGCACTGCAAGCTAGGTTGCAGGCGGATAGCGATATTGGCGGATATTATGCTGATGCCCAGCAGTCGGCTTTGGCGGCTTATCAGCAGCAACAAGCCCAGCAGCAAGCCTATGACCAATGGGCCCAGCAGTTCAATTATCAGCAACGGCAGGACAGCCTTGACAGGGAGTGGCAGCAGACTCAGCTTAACAACAGCAATAAGCAGTATCAAGACAGCTTAAAGCAGTACGAGCTTGAAATGGCTCTGAAGCTTGGGGATTACAGCAGGTTGGGAGCAGCGGGGTATGACACAAATTACTTGCAGAAAATGCAACAGGCTGAGTTAGAAAATATTTTATCTCAAACGGCAAAAAGAAATAGCATTAAATCTGATGAAAAAAAAGGTACGAAAGCCCCTGAACCCAAAATTATGAACCAGTATAGTGAGACAGCAAAAACAATACAAATTCCTGGATTTGGGGTAATAACCTTTGCAGACTTAGAAAAACGCATAGCAAGTGGGGACATTATTAGAACTGTTCTTGATAATGGTCAGACCTATTTTACAAGAGCTTAA